TCGCTAATATAGTAGGCAGCATCGCCGCACACTTCCCTAATGCCTGGTATATCCGTTGCGATAATCGGCAGGCTTTGGCTCAGCGCTTCGAGGCAAACGGTGCTATACCCTTCGCTGCGGGATGGAAAACAGAAGTAGCTAATACAGTTATAAAACGGTAAAGGGTCGGCCATGTAAGGCAATACAGTTACATTGCCAACCGAACGCCTTACAGCCCTGTCAAGTGCCAATACCTGTAACCCGCAATCATTCGCCCAATGTCCGCCCTTGCTCATGCTTAGGTTAATGAATCCTACTTGGTGTCCTGCATAGGCTCTATCCTTTAACGGCTTTAACCGATTAACCGGCCTAAATACCATACTTGGCACACCAACCGGATATTTCTTTTGCAGCCATTCAGCGCAATAAATTACAGCATCGCATTTAGCCCTGATAGGCTCGTCACGGTGCAGGCAGGCTATTATCCGCTTAGCCTTTACACTACCTGCCAACATCGCCGGGCAAATAACAGTGTCGTAACCCTGCGGAGGCTTGCCGGTGAATAGGGGTGTATTAAGTAGGTCGGATAGGTGTTTGTAAGCTAGGTCAGCCCCGGTGAAGGCTGTAAGGCGATAAACTGCGGTACTCATGCGATAAGGTTGGTTTCGTAAATGTTACCGATTGCTTCGTATTCATAGCACTCATTAAATGGTATGCCATGTTTTCCATCAATCTGAATAAGCGCAAAAGCGCAATCAGGAATAATATATTCAACCTTATAAACGCCGTCATCAAATGCACCGCCTACGCCCAAACAATCAACATTTAATATATCCCCCTCAAAAATTTCTTTACCGTTCTTGTCATGCAGGCCGGTAAATTGCATTAAATGATATCCATTTTGCAATGCTTCGCCAATATATGATTCATAGCCATATACAAGTTTGCCGCCGTTATTGTCAAATTCCCACGCCCTAAACTTAATTTCTCTTTTTTCCATAGTAGGTTAATTTAATTAGTTAAGAAAACAATTTTTGCCAAAATGATTTTTTATTTTCAATAATTCGGTTTAATTTAATCCTATCTGTATCTTCCTGCCATTTATCTAAATATACAGGATTGTCAGATTTGTAAATTTGGGTAATCGAACTTACTAAGGCATAATTTGGGTTTCTTAATTCAACTGAAAACCCGCTATTAATTAACTGTAAAATTGTTTCCGGATATAAATATCCGTACCATTCCACTATGTTAATGCCATTGTTTAAATCCATAGCAATCCTTTCCTCAATCTTGCTAATTTGCTCACTTATTATCTTGTGTATTCTATCGTTTTCTTTTTCCTGCAATTCTTTCGCAAGCTGTTGTAATTCTTTGTAAGTTTTCATAGGTTAATAATTTAGCTACAAAATTATGTAGTCTAATTCATACTACCAAATAAAAAAAACCGCCCCCTAAAAAGGAGGCGGTGTCTATTAACCCCTAAACTGAAACAATTATGCGCTTACCAAAAGGTCACCATAAATGAAAGCATCGGTACGAAGAACAGCCAGTGCCACCCTTGCCTCTGCTTTAAAAGTTACGGTGTTGTTGTCGAAGTTGTCGCCACGGTCGTCGGTAAGTACCGCAAGGCCATCAACCTGCACAATTCCAACCCTATTCCAGTCACCTACCAACGCCTTACCAACAGGTATGAATGTGGTTTGGTAAACAGGCAAACCGTAGATGGAAATTCCACCATTGTTTGCTACCACAACGCCGGGAGGCAATGTATAGTCTCCGCTGGTTGCGCCCTTGTTGATGAAGATAGAAAACACGTCAACGGGATTCATAACCACGCCATTAGGCTCATAATCAGCCGCACGAAGATTGGTTACCCAACCCATTATTTTTTCAACGTTGCTGGTAATTGCACCCGGAATTTCGTCGTCTCCGCTTGCAACCGCAATCAGGTCGGCATAGAACTCGGTGTCTTCCTGCTTCAGGTATTCGCTAACCATGAACTGAGGCATAAAGCCACGAAGGAACGGTAAGTCCTGCATCATTTGCTTTGCAACCGGTGCAAGGCCAGCAAGGTATTCAGCCGTAACGCTTTTTTGTTCAAACCTTGCATTAATCAGGCTCTTCTTAACCCCGTGTGAACTTTGGAACGCAATCGCACCCTCTTTTGCGCGCTCAATGTACCATGAATAGGTACCGGTGCCAGAAGGGATAATTTGCGCCAGATCCCGGAAGTGAATCCTGCGGTTAGGATTAGCCTCAACGCCGGGCCTGTAAGTTAGAACGGTTGAACCGGTAAGGTCATCCGCTGCGGTCATCGTACCAACGGTTTTTGTGAAAGGTACGTTGGTTGATTCCATTGTGTTACCTTTCAACTTGTCGCCAATTGCATCGCTGATTTGGTCGAGCGTACCTTTTGCTTTTTTGCGGCTTGCGTCAAATTGGCCAGCCTTTTCGTTAAGTTCATTAACGGTCTTTTGGATGGCTAAAAGGTCTTCACTTTTTGCCATGTCTGCGGTTGCATCTGCAACGGCTTTTGTTAATTCGTCTTTGGTCGCTGAAGTGGCAACCTTAGCTTTAAGGTCTGTTAAGCCATCAACGATTACTTTATTCATGTCTTCCATGATTGCGTAAAATTTAATTTGTGATAAATAATTGTGCTATTGCCTGCAAGTCCAAACCTTTCACTTTTTCCGAGTCCTGTGCTGTAACAGCGGGAGGAGTGGTATCTATAAGTAACTGGTGTAGCTGCTTGATTTCTAACATTAAAAGTTGGATGGTTTCATCGGTTGCGGTTGTGTTGCGTACAAACTCCTCCAATGCTTTTATCCTGTCTTGCGCCTGCTCTGCGCTTTTAACCATTGGCGTATATTGGTTAACGCCCCAGCCTGTGAGTGCGGAACCTTCCATCAAATGATGTTCGGTTATGTATTTAATTTTTCCTTCGTATCTGCTATTAATTTCTTTATAACCTATTGAATGTTCTTTGATTACGCCCCCCGCTGCCATAATCATAAAATCCTTTCCAAAGCTGGTAGGTAATACCGTTGCGCGGTAGAATAGTCCGTAATCATCTTCTTTAAGTTCCTGAAATGGCCCTAAGTTCTTTGTTATATCGTGGTTTTGATAGTATTTAATTCGCTCCCGATTATTATTGAGCGACCTTTTAAAAGAACCCTTAACCGCTACTTCATTATAGCTGTCAACTTTATCGAAGGCCGAAAAGTAGCCTGCAACGGACATAGTTTTTTCGTCTATGTCCTTAAATTCCAATTGTAGCGACTTGTATTCGTATATTTTACCCACGTTTGTAAAATTATTTTAGGAAATACACAAAAATTTTATACCTTTACATTTCGGAACTAATTAAATGACACGAACAACCATCGCCGAATATGCAACTTTGCGCGGTATAAGCAGCCGGGCTGTCAGAAAGGCAATCAGGAACGGCCATTACATGCCGGGAGTGTTTGAGGTGGTAAGGGTCGGGAACCGATATTATTTACAGGTAGATAAAGAAAAAGTAAAATATGGAAAAAGTAGATTACCAAAACAAAGCACTTCAGACTGCTGAAATGTCAATTAAAGATTACGCCGACCTTCGAGGGGTTACGGTTGGTGCCGTTTATGATGGCATTAGGAACAAAAGGAACCAGCCGGGACTGCTGGAGACTAAATTAATTGGAACGCATTACATACTACTGGTCGATAAGGGTAGTGTGGTGAAGGCTGAATAATGGTTTGTCGGGTAGCGGAAATGGAACGCACGAGACGGCAAATCTCGGAGGATGCAGGTTCGACTCCTGCCCCGGCAACAGGTTTTTGGGTTTTCGTTTATATAGCAAATGCCTGAAGTGTCTACTTCGGGCTTTGTTTAAATCTTTATTAGTATAAAAATGGATATCAAGGCACAAGCATTACCGACTATGTTGCAGGTTTTCAGAGAATATTTTGATGCAAAATACCCTTGCACCGATGAAAGTAACGATGGGTCTAAAATGCCTATTGAAGATAAAATAAAATATTCAGTTTATAATTATTTGCTTGATATTTATAATCGTGAGGATTGCAACGGGTGCAGGCGGCAGATAGCGCAGGGTTAAATTGTATCTACATTTTATAGGGCTTATTGCAACGGCCCGCCCAAGTAGGTTCGACTCCTACCCTCATGACGGCTTTTTGGGTTTTCGTTAATATGTACAAATCGCCTGGTGTTTCCACGCCGGGCTTTGTTTAACGGCAATGCATATTGCGAAGTGTGAAAATGGCATGTACAAAAGATAGGATATTGATTAGCTCATTCATGCACACCGTAAGCATTGCATAAAACCAAATGTTGTGTGCTGTTTTTAGTTAACGAAGTATTAACAAATTGAATGGAAAACTTTTTAAATAACTCCCGTTTATACTATTAGGAGGAACACATAATGGAAGCAATTAAAATTAATTCAAAGTATGTTACGTTGAAGTTGACCCATGAAGAAGCGGAGCAATTAATTCAGCTATGTACTGCTGCAAATGCGGATGGTGACCACAAGGAATGGATGATAAGCGCACAATCAACAAAGAAAGAATTAGCCGCTTTGGATAGTGTTTACGAAAAAGTAATTTCACTAAGGCGTATTCTTTAAATGGCACACAACGGAAAAGCATTTATGCAGGTATTAAATTTATAATCTTATGTTCCCAAAATTTGATAAAGTAATTAATGATGACCAGCAGCCGAGTGGCAGCACTTCTGCCAATACTTGCATAAATGCAAATGTTAGCGGCTGGCATCCATATTCTAATGAATATTACATGGTTAAGCTGAAAGAAGTAGAGCATCATACAGAACAGATGAAACTGTGCTTTGATAATCAAAAGGCTTTTACATATCACTTAAACCAAGCAAAACGGAATCTAAATGCTTGCCGCTAACAAAAGTATTTGCGAAGTGGGGGTGTTTGAAATATGATAGTTTGGCTCATACCCGAATGATGCTTATGGATTGACAGTTGACGTTAGAATCGTCAGCCCCCATTTTGCAAATACAATGTTATACGGTCTTTGTCTTTAAATACCCTATATCAAACTCCCTCCCAACGGATCACTCGGCTTCCTTATCAACCTGCCATCCGCACCCTTCTTTGGAACGGCAACTATGCGGCAGCGGCAATTTATTACGTCCTGCGGCCCAGCTCCGTTACTTATGTCGCCCGGATATGCCATTTGCGCTCCGCTTACCGGGTCTGTGAATAAGGCTTCCTGATCAACCGCAACGCCATTTAACGCCCAATGGTTGGAATGTCCGTTAGGTATTCGCCCCCTCGTCCGTAAGTCATTAGCTGCACTCCATACCTTTTCCGTAACCCATTTGCTTTTGTCCCCTGCCGCCTGGTGCCCTGCGTTTCTTGCCCTGTTAACCTCCGTCCGGGCAATGGTGAGACTTCGCTGCCTGATTGACTTAAATGTAAGTTTTTCGAATTCCTTTGTGGCCTCTATTCGCTTTGCCACATCTAATTGCCCCCAACCTTCACTAATTGCCGTTTCAAATAGCTTAATCAGGTTCTTGTAAGTCGTGCCAGTTATCTCGGTCGTAAGCTGGTTCAGGGCATTATTAGTTAGGTAGTCAAACACAACTTTTAGCCAATCAGTAACGTAATTGCGTTTTTCCGCATCCTCTGCCAGCCGGTCAATGTTGCGGTAGGCTCGTTCGGCTTCGTCCTGAAAAACCTTGTTTTCGATGGATTTTAAGACTTCATAAATAGGCATCGGGTCAAGCTGTGAAGCGGTCGCCATTGCGCCGTATAGGTCGCCTGATTGCAGGATGGTAAGCACCGGGCGGACTTGTTGGCGAAGTGCTTTAGCTATTCTTTGGCGGTGTGTCATGGGTGCGAAGGTAAATAAAAAACAGGTTGATTCTTGCGCTCAACCTGTAAAGCACGGCCCTCGAACTCGGCTCAAGTACGCTTGCGCGTTCGCTTCTTTATAAGTAATATCATACTAATAACAGTATAAATAACTGAAATCACCCCGAGTAGCCAAAGATAAATATCTTGCTTTGGCGTTACGTTCGGATTATTGATTAATACCCAGGCAGTCCATAATAATATTATAACAAATGATATATTTTTCATAAATAAGTTTTAACTATTTCAAATATTCTATCCACCCTTGCCGCATTCGTCCTGCCGCCTACCCAGTTGCTACCCTTCACAATATGCAGGAACGCATCGGCAAATATCTCATAGTCATCTTTTGCCTCGTATGTCATTTGCCGTACGAAGTTGTAAACGGTATGCAATTGGCCGCCCGTGTCCATGCCTAAACAGGGCATGAAGTCAAGGCAGCCTACTGAGGTGCGAATAAACAGGCAGGCGGGGTTTGGGTACAATATCCCCTTTCTAACCTGATTGGATGCAAAGAAAAACTTGCCGTCAATCTCCGCCTTTATGTTTATTTTCTCAATCGGAAAACAGTCATGGTCAAGTATGCCAATGATTTCATGGTCTTGCTTATTCAGATTGTACGCAACGTTGAGTGCGCTTGCATGGCTCTTGCTGAAGTCGGACGTGCCAACTTCCAAATGGGTGTACTTGCAATCATACTTAGCAGCTATTTCCCTGCATCCGCTGTTAATGTTTCCGGTGTTAACCACGTGGATATTATCCGGCTCCAGGTTTTTAAGGATAAGCGGAATTTGTGCCGCCAGAAAGTTTGGCCGGTTAAAGTTGACTACTATTATTATCATGATGTAAATATTAATCCCCAAATCCTTTCCATAACATGCGATTCATCCCCATGTATCGGATTTTCCGGGTTGCTTTGTGAATATTCAAGAAGATTAGAGAGTAATCCCCATTTAACGCCCCTAACCGCCTCAAGGCTTACCCCGAAGCATGCACCGGGGCCGAACTCCCAACCTTTGGCAATCCTATCAGGAAAGTGCTTTTGTGCTACCTGAATAATTGCGCTGGATGGTGCATGATGGTTTAGGTAGGTCTTACCGTTTAGTTTTCCAAACTCAGACCAATTTCCAAAGTCTTTCCAATCTCCAGATGTTACTTCCGAAATAGTAAGCGTGTCGCTACTTAGGCTTTCAAAGTCATTTAAACCATTTAAGAATCCCAGCATGTGCCAAATAAAGTGATTGCCGCAATGATAAAATGGGTCGGCCTGAGCGAAAACCATCCTATCAGCTAACTTGCCGTTACAAAGGTGATGCAGGTAGGTGTGCGCCTCCCTTCCTATGTTTGGTAGGTTGTTTCCTTCGTGCCGCCCTTTGTTGTATATTATTACCTCAATATCAGGCGGCAGGTTTTTTACCCAATCCACCTTTTCATTGTATCGGGCTAATATTAGTTGTTTTGTCATTTACTTTTCTTTAAGGCGTAAGCGATGCGAGTGCCCTCAACCCGGTAAAGTTCGTAACCCTTGCCAATCCCGGCCAATATTCCGGCCATTACTTCAGGCATATCGGAGTCGTGCCAGACTATAAGTTTCGCCTTACATTTAACCGCCTGTTTGGTTTCGTGCTTTACCGCAGCCTCGGTATGTTCCGCATCTATCCAGTAGGCGTCGCATGGGTGCTTGCTGTAATCAAATGTCATACTATCCCCCCGAAGCTGCGTAAATGGTCGCTTACATAGGCTGCCTACCTTATCGCCCTTGCCTTCGCTAATCGGGTGTTGCAGGCTTATGTGAGCCAATTCGGTTGGTAGGTCAAGGCTGTAAACATTTGCCGTTGGCACTGCGTTGCAAATGATTTCCGTTCCCCTACCCATATTCGTACCGCATTCGAATACGCTTTTAGGATTGTGCAACTTTAGCAGGCAATGAAGGATCAAATAGTCTTCTTTGAATCCGGGGAACTCAGCGTTAAGGATGGCATCAACGGCCAATTCCTTTGTGAAAATGTCGGTAAATGTTTGTGTTTTCATTTCTGATATTTTTTATGGTCTTTTTTAAGTGCAATAATTTTCGGTTCCAAATGGTCAATTCCCCATGCCTTGCGTTTGGCTGGTTCCTCAACCATGCAGTAGGATGGAGAAAGCAGGTTAAACCTTTGCTCAAATAAGCTAAAAACAGCGTTATAATGACTCTCATCGTTATGCACCGCCGTAATGCCTTTTTTGCTATCCTGATCAATCATTTTAGCCATGTATTTGGCAAAAGTACAATATTGCCAACCGCCCTGAAAGCCGCCCGCAATATAGGTAAAACGCTCGTGTGGCGCAACATAGGCATTACTTTCTTTCCGCGTCTCCCAACTCCCACCGCCCCGATAAAAACCAGGATGTTGCACCCCTACCAATTCGCCAAAGATTTCATCCCCAACTGGTGCCACGAAGAGCATATCGGCGTCAATGTAGTAAACGTAATCGTAACCGGATAAATTGGCTCCGCTCATTATGTGGTAACGTTTCAATGTCATAGCAGGCCAGGGTTCGTGTTGAATTAAATGGTTGTATGTTTGGCGCAAATCAGTAACGCCAATAAACCTCTTGTTTGTAAACAAATGATATTCTACATCATGCCCCCGTAAAAAGTACTTATCAGCACTTCTTAAAAGTGACCAAGTAAAATCAATGTAGGCGTTAGTCGCAATTACGCAAAGTGCTATTTTAGCCATGTGAAAGTTTTTATGTGTTCAATAAATTGTTCATCATTCATTCGGCATAACTTATCCCAATACAACTGATTCGCCCTGCCATGTTCGTGCTTAAAGGTGCTATTAACGCCTCTGTGATGGTTAATGTGGTACAATGGGCCATTTTTCCGGCTAACTTTTAATAACAGGTTGAACCGCCGCCAGCGTTCTTGGTCTTCGGCTCCCATGCTAACAAAGTTTTCATTTTCGCCGCCAGCCCTAATAAAGGCTTCTTTGTTGTAACCAACCGCTCCGCCGTATGATGGGCCTGTTGCGGACGTTGCTCCCATTGATTGGAAGTTTACATACTGCAAGGCCTTGAGCGTCATGGTGTCCTGAATTGGCCGAATGTAGGAACGAGGCACTAATAAAAACCTGCCATCGTAGGGATAGGCTACATCGTTACCCGAACGGAGTGCGTAAATCATCGTGTCAATCTGGTGCGGCTCCACCAAAACGTCGGCATCCCAGTTCACCACATAAGGCGTTTTAGCCATTAGCGTCATTTCATTGAGTGCCCTTGTCCTGTGGAAGGTTGGGTAATCAAAATCAACGTCCGCATCCATCTGTCTGGTACCAATCTCTCCCACAATGATATTACTATCGAAATGGTGATTAAGGTAATCCCTAACCAAATTAAGATTCTCCAGCCTGTCGGGATGGTCGTAACTTACCGGAATAATAAAGGTGGTGTCAAGTAGGTTGGTTTTCATTGGCTTCATTTGTATATTTAAGCAAGGCATCGTAAAGATACTTTGGTATTTCTTCTTCGTCAGAATCGAAGCAATCTTCCATTTTAGCGTAATAAAAACCTCTTTCTTCCATAATTATAAGCGATCCGTATGTGTTGGAAAACGGTGTTTCAGTTTCTTTCATATCATTATCCAATTTGCTGGTAATAAATCTTTTGTACTGCACCTTTTGGCCAACGCCCCGGCAAACCATTCCTTTGGCGCAACTACCTTTCCGCCGCTAATGTAAGCCGCCCACCATGAAAAAGTGCTATTACTTATGATGTGTTCTTTACATTCGGCAAGGCTTATGAAGTCTTCTATTTCGGTTCCGCAGATTTGGTTATACATATTTTTAATTCCGATAGCATCGTCACTCCTTGCGATTACATCAAAGTAACTACCCTGCAAAGTTCTTGCCGCCCTTACATAATATTCAAAGTCCAAAAACACATAATTAGGATTGCCCACATAATCGCCCCGCCGGTAATGAATACCAACCGCATCCCGGCTCTCCGGATTGCAGCCTTTAGGCGTTAGGTATTGGCGTATCTCCGCCTCGTAACCTGCCCAATATTTAGGAGATTGAAAATAACCGGAAAGGGAAATATTATAAATAATGCTTTTTTCTAATGCAACAGGAATAGTATAATCGTACTCATATTTCCATTCTTTTACATGGCAGCTATTTTTTTCCATCTCCCCAAACCATTCCGCCGGAATATTAAATACATCCCGATATTTCCAATCAGCAGGAAAGCGGGGAGTATAGCCGTGGCGAAGTGCAAGGCCAATTGTAGAGGCAATGGCAAAAAGTTGGTTCCCCAGCCTGCCGCCGTTGCCGAGATTCGGTAATTGTAGTATTTTCATAGGTCAGTCTTTACTTCAATGATTGTAATATCTGCAACGCCACATTTAGTAGTAGCTTCTATATGTTTAATTTTTATAGATTCTACCTTAACATTATTTTGCTCCTGAAAATCAAATACTAAACCTAATATCAACCCTTCAAGGGTAGCTTTTTTTACTTTTAATTCCTGTATTGTCATAGCTGTAATATCTTTATTTCTTGTTTTTTTCGTGCATCATGCCAAACCAAAAACCAACCGCCATGCTCAGGCAGACAAAGAAGAAGCGAATTAGAATGTAGGTTGCCATATTATTCGTGTATTGTTATTTCGTGGATAGAACCCTTTAAACTATCAGCCGTTTTCATTGCTGTTTCATAATTATCAAAAGGCCCAAATATATTATTTGAGTAATGATTGCCGTTTACTAACATATCTACCAATACAGGCGTCCTTACAACCCATTCTTTGCGCTCGCTTGGTGCCATGAAAAGGTCGCCATCCGACTCAGTGTCATTCATTGTATTACATCCATTTATTAGCCATGTGTACGGCTCGTTATCAACCCAGCCAATTAAAACCCTACCACTTTTTGAAAGAGGGTTATGGGATGATATTTCAACCGGTCTGCCATCTCGGGTAATTACCGGTTTACCGGCCAAAGCATCCTTTAAATTAAAGTCTTTCATTTTTCACCTCCTTTTTTTCATTGCGCTTTTTCCTTGCGCTTTCTGTTTTGATTGCCTGCCTGTCTTTGGAATAAACCAAATCAAGCGACAGTTTCCACCCAGTAATCGGGTGCACGGTCATGTTTACAAGTTGATTTTGCATGGTTAGGCGTTTTGTATGGTGATGGGTTCGTTGTAATCGGTAAAAGTTTCGGCTCCGCCTATTAGTCTATATTCCATACTAAATTGATTTTCTTGTGGAATAAACACAGGGCAATAACCTGAGCTGTAAGGTCTGCATAATGCTATTAAGATAGTTTCTTGGTCACCAATCATCAATTTCGGAAAAGACTTTTCCTGCGGTTTAGATTCGCCAATCGTGACTTTAATCATAGGTTTTACATTTAGCTGTAAAATTATACAACTATTTCGATACTGCAAAATTTTATTTTAAAGTGTACCCGATTCGCCGCCTAAGTCGCTCAGCGGCATCAGGTTACCGGCCACCAATATCTGGTCGGCCATAGGTTCGGGATTGCGCTCGTACTTCAGAGCTTCACGGCTTTCGTTTGTGGTGAATAGGCCACTCTTTGCCATCCAGTCGGCATAACGCTGTATGTCTTCCTGTAGTTCAGGCATGCTCATTATGTCGAACACTACCATCCGTTCGGGCTTGCCGGAAGCAATGCAAACAAACTGCCACATTTCTTCAAGGCTCTTAATATGCCCTGAAATGGTATTGGTAACGAGGTACTTTGTTGCGCTTTTTACGTTGTCCATTGTAGCCGCCTTGCCGTTTAAAAGAGGATGCGGAAAGTCGTACAGGTTGGCTAACTTTTCCTCATTGGCAATTGCCTGCTCCACTAATTGCAATGCTTGGGCATCCATTCCGAAGCTCACGTATTCAACTGCTAAAGGTGTGAAGGGTTTATCGGTCGCACCTTCATTGCGCTTCAAAAGGTCATCAAGGCTCTGCCGGATGGCCGACGGCCCGCCGGGTGCCGCCTGCATCGCTCTGCTTGTTTCCACGTCCTGCGGCTTGAAGAAACCTGATATCCCTTTATTCTGCATCAGGAACAAAGACGCCTTAGTAGTCTCATTATCTTTCTGGACTTCCCTTAAACCGCTCTGAATCGGTGAATGTCCGAACAAGTGGGTGCCGTCAATCTTTATTTCCGGGTCAACATACTTAACCATAAAAAGGCAATCGACCTTCATATCGAAACCGGTGTAGTCCACCAGTAACCTCGCCCGCTCAATCTTCATTAAGGTTTGATCTGGTTCTATTTGCAGCCAATGCGAATTGAACGGATATAAGGCCAGAATGTCATTGCCTACCAATCCTTTATTGGCGTAAACCGGACAGCCGCCGTATATCATCTTATTAATCAGCACGAACTCAGTGAACTGCGAATAAGTCATTCCGGGATTCGGATTGGCCAGCAGCAGGTTGATCGGGTCGTTTGTGTTGGTGATTTCATCGAACGCCTTTTTAGATAGGCGTTTTGCCTCTAATTGAGCCTTTGGGTCGTAATTGCTGCG